GTTGCCGATTTATTATCCGTGCGTCTTGGATCATCGGCGCTACGGCCAACGCTAACGCCCATTATTTGCGCTTCAAAAAAATCTAAGTTTTGGCGTTGCGATAAACGGTAGGCATCGTATTTTTTGTTTGCCGCAATAGCCGCATCAACACCTTTGGTAATTAAGATAACCGCGTTTTCGTAGGTATGTTGAATTTCATCCGCAATACCTTTAAAAACAAATGCAACATTAGCGCCAACAACCGCAATAGTTTGAAAGATGGTTTTAAACACTTGGCCTAAAGTGTTTGTTTCACCCTTCATATCTTTAATATATTCAAGGGTTGTTTTTAGAATTGGACCAAGTTCTACCGCTAGAACCGTCATTGTGTCCCGCGCATTTTGCGCCAACATATCGTAGGCATCGGCGGCTTTTTGCAAACCAATTGCTTGTTCATCGGTAAGTTTATTGGCTTTGCCCATATCTTCGGCAAGCGCAACAAAATCTACCCCTTTGGCGGCTTTGCCAAAGATTTCCATAGCCTTGGCATTACGCGTAACCGAATCATCCATTGAACCAAGATTTTTAACAACCTTGTTCAACAATTCTTCTTCCGAAAGTTTGCCCAAATCCTTTAGGCTTAAACCCAACATCGTTGCGGTTTTTTGCGCGTTTAAAGAACCGCCCGCGGCTTCATCAATAAATTTAGTAAAGGATGCTAAAAGTTTTCCTGAATCGCCCGCTTTTCCGCCCGCGTTACCCAAAGCATTGGAAAGTTTAAGAACCGTACCAATCGCCACATCATTGGCTTTGGCTACATCGGCTAAATCATCCGCATATTGCAAAGCCGCCGCACCCGCGGCCACTAAAGCAGTTGCGCCTACCTTGCCAAATTTTTCAGCGGTTTGGCTAAATTGTTCAAGTTTTTTGCCCGCGGCTTCAATGCCTTTATTGAATTCCGCGGTATCTAGCCCTAGCACTACGCCAAGGCGGGCAATCATATTAGCCATCTTTTACCCCAAACAATGTTTTATCAAATCCGTGTGCCTGTGACATAAACGCCAATAGGCTATTGTTTACCGCCGCCTTTTGTTGTTCGGCAGATAAAGGCGGGTATATGTAATCATACGCACTACCCAAAATGTTGGCTAGTTTATAAGGGGGTGAATTTGCTACACGCATATAGTTAAAAACCCCATTTGTTAGGGTCGCTAATTGCGTAAGAATTCCGTAATTCCCAATCATCCCATCGGCGTACATTGTTTGAATGTTTGCCAAGGTTACATCATCAATTTCGGCGATTGTTTCTAAGGTATGCCCGTTGAAAATCATTGCGGCTAGGCATTGGCTTTTCAACGAGCCAATTAGTTTCCCCGCGCTTCCCTGTAGGTTGGGCTAATTACTTCGCCAATTTTTTCTACAATTTGCATTTGTACGGAAATCGGGAATTCTTCTTCAATATCCGCATAAGTTAAATCTTCCAAACTTGCGCCTTCCAATTCAGGAACTAGAAGTTTAAAAAATTCGGTAATTCGCGCTTCGGTGATGGCTTTGTTCTTAGCCGCTTCACGCATTGAACGGCCATCTACCAAAATATCGTTATCCGTGAATTGGAATTCTTCGGTTTGGTTATCTTCAAATTGGCGCAATGACTTAGTGATTTCTTGGTAGATTTGCTCTACCGTTTCTTCATTAGGTTCGGAAACCTTTTTGTAAATTACATCGGATTCGGCTACCAATGGAATACGAACCTTAAAGGTATGGCCGCCAAGTTCAAAAGAACGGGTTAAAAGATTCTTTTTGTTTGTTTGGTATTTATCGCCAAACGCTGAACTAAATTTTGTCATTTACTTTTTTGCCTTGTATTGATTTATCCGCCTACCTAAAATTTCCCCAAGCCTTTTAGCGGTTTGTTCGGATTGGGATTCCATTGCGGGCCGTAGATATGGTTGCGCACCATTCCTAGCAGAACCGAATTCTTGTGCTATTGCACGGGCATCGCTTTGTATGCCCATAAAGTTTTTGGCATCATCTACGCCTAGTTTTGCAAGTTTACGGCGGGCTTTTAGCAAACCCTTTCCTTCACTCATTGCTTTTAACTTTTTACCCGATGCCGTTGTAACCGTTGCAATTACGGTATCGTTTTGGGTGATGTATTTAGAACGCCTATCCCGCTTGTTTGGCCTACGCGCTTCAACTTGTAAAGAAAGGCGCAAACCACCTGTATCTACGGGCGCATTGGAAACGGCTTGATTTAAAACGGGTTGCATTGCTTCCCGTGCGGCGGGAACTAAAATTTTGCTTTGCGCTTTTTTGTCGCCAATATCTTCGGCTAGTTGTTCAAATGCGGCGTACACATCTTTCAAACCTTCAATTTTGAAAGTAACGCCCATGATTAGCCCATTGGTTTAATGATTTTCTGATACAACGCATTATTTAGCGTATGCACATAATTAACGATTTCATCGGGCGTGAATTTATCCGCATGGTTAGCGGCAATCTCATGCGCCAATGAAATCGCAGTTAGTTTTTGTGCGGTAAACCCAAACCAATCCTTACGCGAATCGGATTGAGTTACCAAAAAACTTAGTAGGTCGTTAGTGTCTTTTATTGTAGTTTGCATATTGTTTAGGTGTTGTTTGACCAACCATATTGATTACCGCGGGGGTGAATCGTGAAGTTGCATTTTGCTTCAGCAGTTGGGTTTGAATCAATTGTGAATTGAGAAACGCGACCATTAAAAGCATAGGCAACGGTGTTTGCACCCGCGGTAGCAGTAACCACAAAAGTGCGGTCAATCAAACCTGATTCAGCATCGCCACGAATCAACAACAAAGCCGCGTCACTAGGATTCCAAGCGGCGGTGATGCTAAGTGATGTAGGTGCGCTTTGTGATGGGATTTTGTCCGATTGGCGTGAACCTGCTACGCCAAAAGATGCAACCGCATCATCTTGGCCAAATGCGGGTACGGCTTCAACATTCAAAGCAATACCATCAGTACCTGTGCCGTTAGCAGAAGTACCTACAATATCGCCAATTGTGCCTGTCCATGTATCCAAATCGGCAACGGCTACTGCGGTAGGTGTAGCGCCTGATTGCATCCAAAGGGCGGCGGTAAAGCCGGACATAATTTTATTTGGTAAAGCCATTTTGATTCCTTAAAAAGAATGGTTAAAAGAACTATCTTGTCAGGTTGATATATTTAGTGTGCAATCAAGAAAAATTTGCGCCAATTTTTCATCATTGTCATAACTGTTATAAAGCCAAAATACATCGGCTTTAGCAACTTCAAATCCGTTGGTTGCACCACCAAATAAACCACTATATCCGTGTAGTGATTGTAGTATTTGATTGGAAATAGTGAAACCATCTTCTATTTGTTGCGTGAAAATACTTATTTGAAATGTTGGTTGGTCAATGCCTTTATTGGCTTGATTTTGACCTGTGTACACATCTTGATGAACATTTCGTAGCATCCAAACCAAGAACTTAGGTTCGGTGGCAAAGTTACGGTTAAAAGCCGCATAAACGGGTACGGGCGCAACAATGCTTTGCAGTTGGTACTGAATTGCTTTGCCGTACTGAACGGGATTCTGTTGCGTTGCCATTTATACCGCCGTAACTGGGTCAGTTCTGTATGCCAAGATAACCACGGTCATCCTATCATCAGATTCGCGCACATTATCAATACGCCAATCAAAGCCGTTATAACTGATTGAATAAAGATTTTGGTTGCGCACCATTTCACGCGTATTGGGCGTGTAGTTCAAAATGAAGTTAACAACATCTTGATAAAGGCGGTACTTTTCCGAAATCTTTAAACTGTTTGCCACGGATTGAACACGCGCACGGGTTCTAAACCATGTGCTTTGTGCGGTAGTTTGTTCGCCAAAATCACTTTTAGCAAACGCCAAGTTGTTTACCGTAATTTGTTCAAACCGTGCAATAGCCATTTATATGCTCACATGACAAGTGGTTTGTACGGGCGCAACAATGTTGCAACACCGAACGGAATTTCTTTTAACTGATTATCAGTTGTATTGCTACGATTGTTATACAAATGAGTAAACAATAGCAAGCCCGCTTGTTTAATCACGGGGTATGTTTGCAACGGATTAGGTGCGGTTGTGTACTCGCAAATAATCGGTGCGGTCATCTCGCTATTGATGTTGGTAGGCAACGATTGAACGATTACCTTATTACCGCTTGCATCGTAGTAATACTGATTGGTTGCAACAACAACTAATTCGGGCGGCGTATTGTTGTTCCAGTAC